CAGAAGCCTCAGAAAGCCTGTAACGACGATTTAAACGTCTACTGGCAGAGTGTATTGCTTAAACGTAAAAAATCGCTTATAGAGCGTTTTAGAGCCTTTTGTGGGGGTGAACTATGACACGCGACCAATTACACCAAGAATTTATGCAAGACGACACTCAATACTGCTGTTATTGCGGATCAGAGCGCGGTCGAAAATTTGGGTGCTGTGGGGAAAACCATTGGGAAACATACGCCCAGATGGATGTGGGTGACCAAGAAGAATTTTTGCAATGGGAGTTGGAAAATGGAAAGAAATAAGTGGCTCAAAGAGCTAGAACAGCCAGTCAAGCCCAAAGAATGGCACAAAATGTCTGGCCAATACCACTGTCCAGAACTCAGCCTGCCAGCAGTCCGTCCAGGCGCTGACGACCACAATGCGCATCCAAGCAGGCGTGGCAAGTTTTTGTACTACAAAGACGGTCGTGTTAGTCCAGTTGAGCCAGCGTGACAGCCACATCGCATCCATGATGGGTGCGGATACTGTGGCCCTTTGCAAGATGCAGGGGTTCAATCCGCGCCTTGAAAACTCATCGCAAACAAGGGAGGAGGCCAACGCCTTTGGTTATAAGGCTGAATTTGCGGTGGCTCGTTTATTTGGCTGTGAGCCTCCAGTTCTAAACGTATTGTCTGACGGCGGTGTTGACCTTTGGTTTGACAACGTATCCGTTGACGTTAAGTTTACGAACAAAGAGTATGGGTCTTTGATCTTTGACAGCTTGGAAAAGTTCAGGGCGCAGGTAGCCATATTGGTTGGTCGCACAGACGATCCAAATGTAATGAGGGTCAACGGTTGGATGTCTAAGAAAGATTTTGCCGCCAGGTGTCAAGTCAAAAACTTTGGATATGGCGAGCGTTTGATTGTTGACTGGAATAACCTACACAGTATTGAAAGTCTTTGGAAAAAAATGTCAGAACTAAAATTTTCACCGAAAAGAAAGGTAACACCATGAGTTATGCAGATGTCGAGATGAAGATCGTGCAATGGAGTACAGCTAGACGCATACTTCAGCGAAGTACCGCTGAGGCTCAATTGCTCAAAGCCGTGTCTGAAATGGGCGAACTAGCAGACGCCACCATTAAGAATGATGAGGAGGGAATCGTTGACGCCGTGGGCGACGTGATGGTCTGCTTGGTGAACTACTGCGCCATCAAAGACATCAATCTGGTGGACTGTATGCAAGTAGCCTACGACTCCATTAAACATCGGCGTGGCGTACTGCTTCCGAACGGCGTTTTCGTCAAAAATGATGGGGTGTCGTCAGAATAATATGCTATGCCCTGAATGCGGGGCTTGGTCTGACGTGAAAGAAACGCGCAAGCGGCAGGACGGTTCTAAGTATCGTCGTTACGAATGCGCGAATATGCACCGCTTTTCAACAACTGAAGTGGTCGTCAAAACTCGCTCACGTCCCAAAGCTCCCCCCTCCACTCCACCAAATCATTCCCCAAATCGCTAGTCAAACACAGTTCGGGCATCAGGAGGTGCCCGTCAACAATGTTTAAAACCGCAAATGCTGACCGATGGTTCTTTGGGTTGTTTTCCCCATAGCTGAACTGGTCGCCCCATACCTCGGCCAGTGTGCCACAGTCAACACCCCATTTTGTGGAAACAAGATCGGTCCACGGGGTGACCTTTGCGCTGTGCAGGTGACCTGTCACGAAACTTACACCAGAGTTAACGGCATTATTGTGCGTAGCGTGAGTCCCGCCTTTCCAGCGATGTTTAACCATCAAGGTATCTGTGACCATGCAACTCATGCAAAAAGTCCAGTCTGGAAAATGGTCTTCCAGCGTAAAACCTTGGACATCCTTGAACTGGGGCGCCACCTGCGCAAGGCGTGCTGAAAAACGTGAGTCATGGTTACCCATGGTAAAGATCAATTTAGCTTCGCCAGCGGCTTCCTGAATGTCTCTGAGGGCTATCGTGCAGGCGTTCAACTCCTGAATCACGCTCGGCGTATCTTCCCAGCCCCCAACTGGATGGCGACTGACGCTTGCCCCGTCGAAAGAGTCCCCATTATTTATTACTACTTTTGGTTTAAGTTCATCAAGAAGCCAGAGTAGAGCCTTAAATGCCGTGGTGCGCCGACCGTTAAAGTGGGCATCGCTGAACACAATTACCGTCCCGTTTTCCAACCCCAGATTAATGTTGCCCAAAGCCTTTGTAACGTCGTTTTTTTGGGCGATCAGTTGGACGCCATGCCTGCTCTCGATCTTCCTGCGACGTTCGTGCAAAGCCCGTTCAGCCATGCCTGTCAACTTGGCGATTTTTGCAACAGATTTGTGAGCCTCCCACAATTCAAGAAACTCAGCGTCGCTTAACTTCTGCACACCCATCAGAAATTCTCCTTGTCGAATCCTAGTTTTATGGTGACTTCACGTGCGCACGAATTAAAAAACTCGTCGTGCGGATGGTCTTCATTTAAACGTTTCAGTCGATGTTGATACAGGTGGATCATTTCGTGACCAACCGTTTCAACTAGTTGCGTTACATCCCAGACCTTTGCGGTGGAAATCGTAATAATGTTTGGGTCGTCAAAACAACCGTACATTGACGCATCATTCACCACACGTGTCTCAATCTTTGTTGGTAGCCGCCAACTAGAGAACGGCTCCATAGAGCGCAACAGATCGTAGGTGAGTTTAATGCTTTTACGTGTAACGATCTTGTCGTCGTACATCAGGCAAGCAAGCCGTTGAGATACGTCGTTTTGCCATCGACCTTGGTGGCCGTCAGCAATTGCTTTTTATTGTCGTCAGGGTTGTAGCTGACGTGGACCCAGCCACTGTCAGGCACGCCCCGAGTATAGAACTCAAGGATGATTTGTCGATAGGCGGTGCAGTTATCCGCAATCCACTGAGCGAGTTCATGGTTGGGGACGTTAGCAATCTCGATGTCTGCGGCCATCCCTTTACAGTGATCGCTGGTCTTTGAGCCTCCGACCTTGGCGTTTACATTCGGGTGACGATAGCCAGAGTTGACGCGAACAGACTTTCCAAAGTGGTCGCGCACTGGTTGTAATATATTGTCACAGAGCGCGCGTAAACACTCAATGGCTTCTGGTGGGGGTGTGTTGTCCAGGTCATGCCGTAGCGCCGTATCCGACTTGGTCATTTCGTTTAGGCTGAAGTTCTTGGAAAGTTGCATCTGTTTTTCCTTTAGGTTTCATTTCAATGCACGTTGTCTGAAATGCACTTACGTCAGGGTCTGCACGCATCGCAATTTCAGCCTTTTTGTTGACCGCCTCGCACTCCTGCAAGTATCGTTCGACAAAGGTATGGTGGAACGCGCAAACGCCATTGGTCAAACAAACAAACGCTACGGGTATCCACAACATAATTCACCTCATTTCTTGGCTTTCATGTCAATAATCTTTTCCAGTGTGCGTCCACCAAAGTAGAACGACATAATCAGCATACCCCACTGGCCGAGCAGTTCAACGTATGCTTGGTTGGCATCCTTGCCAAATGCCGACATCATGGCGAACGTGAAATAGCCCACCAGAATCGCTACAAGGGTCATAGGGCGAATATTTTTGGACAGCCATGAGTCACTACCCATGTCGGCTTTTAAACGCTCTGTGAGGTTGTTTTGCTCTGTCTTATAAAGATCGGTGTCATTGGCCATCTTTGCCAACTCGCCATCTTGCGCCAACTTTGACAACTCAAGTTGGGCTTTTGCCTTTGCCTCTGGGTCTGGAATGAGTTTGTCAACCAGCTTGCCGCCGATGTCCAGCAGTCCTGCTAATGGGATCATTTTTCGGTCTCCTTATCGGTCACCCACTTGGGTGGAGTGCCGCTACCAGTCCATGTTTGCTTTACAGGGGCTTGCGGGTCTCGTGGAGGCGTTTCGCTATCCACTTTATTGCTCTGTGTTCCGACCATAATCCCAGATAGCGCACCAACGATAAAAGTAGCGATTGGGCCAATGAGTTTAAAGAATTCCGCGTCATTTGGGGCTTGTCCTACCATTGGTTGAGTAACGAACACTAAAGAATACAAGACAACGCCGACAATGCCAACCAGTGTTAGCGCCATTGTGACGCCAACAACAAAGCGCAACCATTCATCAAGACTTGGTTTCATAATGCTCCACTAAGTACTCAGTACAAGTGCCATCTGCTTCACAGACTGGCGGGTTACACTCTTTTGAGGCTTGATTCGCTGGGTCTTGACAGGGATACCGATACTGATCTGAACAGCCAACGATTGCAAAGACCGCGAACGCAGTTACCAATCCAGCGCATATCAATAAAACCCTTGTCATATACCGTTTTGCTTCCACTCAATGGCCGTGGCAACCATGCCCCAGATCGCCCAAATACCTGCGGCCAAAGCAACCGCAAGTAAGCAATACATCACAAAATCTTTGCGACGCTGTGCCTGGTGGATCAACTCGCGCTCACGTTTAAGTTTGATCTGGCGTTGCATAACCATCAGGTCTTCAAAAGCCTGCGGGCCGTACCGTAGCTTGACCATGCTCATTAGCTCAAGATGTTGCTTGCGAACAGCCTCACGGCGCTGGAGTTGCTCCATTGCCTCCTGCTCGACCGACTTTCCGCCACCAATGCGCTTAAAGATACTGGGCTTTTTGTTGTCAAGCGCGTTAAGTTCGCTGACCTTGCCCATCCATGACCCAATTTGCCCCAGTACGTCCTCAACCTCACGACCCGCCTCAACCAGCTTCTTGACCGTGTTAAAGGCCGCTGTTGCGGCCATAAAGAGGCTGACAGGATCCATTACTTAGGCAGTGAGTTATGCCCACCCAGCCACATAAATAGACCGATGACAGCCGCGCCAGCAAGCCATGCCATCTTAGTCAAAACTGACTTGCCGACTTCTTGGTACAAGCGCTGAAAGGTCTTTTCGACAGCCTTATCAACAATCGCATCAATCTGCGCTTCAGTTAGTTTCACTTCGTCTGACATGACTGGGCCTCGGTGTTAAATCATTATCAAGATTTTAACAATAATTGCTTATTGCGTCATTCTGGCTTGGTAGGCCATGTAACGTTATGCGGGAAGCCAGCTTGAGCCGTTACGTCACGCAAAGCCTGACGATATGTTGCCCACTCAGCAGAGACAGCAGAACCAGCCTCGAAAGCCTTAATAGCCATCCAGTCGCATGAAGCTAAAAGTTCATCACGTTGGCTACGAACACTCATGCCTTTGGCGGTGTCGTATGCGGCAATTTCTTCTGCTGTTTTGTCTACAACAGTCCAGCCATACACCCAAGCGCCATTAACCTGTGTTGCTGTTTCGTTTTGAGTTATTGTCTGTGTTCGATCTGTAAAGGTTGGCAATTCAGCAACCGTTGCAGGGTACACGCCAAACTCAGCCAGTAACTCGTCTGGGATGTTTTTGGGGAATGAGGTGTTTGGATTGTCTTTACGCAACTGTCCGATTGTGTATGTTGTCGGTGTTCCGTTTGTCAGCTTGATGTACATAATTTTTTCCTTATAAAATTTGCGTTGTTGAAATACTGTAAGCAGGGGTTGAGTCGCCGTATACTAGGTTCTGATAGGTATCGGCAGACCTTACGTTGTCTGTGGCTGAACCTGTTTGCATAGAAAAACTATCGCTCGTGTAGGAAAGAGTCGATGTGCTTTCATATGTAAACCCATAGTAAGTTCCTAGTCCAGAACCATCCAGCGGAAGTTTAAACAAAATACTACCCTCAAAAGTGTTGTAGTTTATTCCCAATATATACATTGCATTATTTTTTACTAAAAACTTCCAGCAATAAAAATTAGGAATTCTGTTTGTAAACACTACATTACCAGACGAATCATATTTAATAATATATAGATATTTAGTATCTTTATCATTAAGACACTGGTAAACATACCCGTTATCATCTATTTGACAAAAACTCGGTGTTCCGGTATTTGCCGACACATTAGTAATAACTTTTGCCGCTGTTAAAGATGTCTCTGTTCCAAACGTAATACACGGGCGATTTACACCGCCAGTGTAAATAATACTAGTTATAACCAGTGCGTTGTTTTTAAAAGCGCAGTCGACTGGTGTTAAGCCGTTGCCACCACTTATTACGTATGTAGTCCCAGAAATAGTAAGTGAGCCAGTGTAAGGGACAATTGCTATTTTACGTGAAGTAGCATCTAATATATCTCCAACAGCTTTATAACGAGAACCGTTATAAAACATGGGGTTTGCGTTTTGTAGATCGCTGGTACGTCTATGTGTATATGTATTTACCCGTGTGTCATCTCTATTATTAACAGACAAAGCATTTGCTGTAGACAGCATTCTATACTGCCCATAACCGTTCTGTACGTAGATAATAGAGTCATCTGCAAAAGCAAGTTTGTGATAAATGAGTCCAGACTGATAATAGTATTTAAAGTATTGACGAACTCCAGATGGGCTTTGTTTTTCTACGCCAGTGTAGTAACTGGATGATACGGCTTCTCGTTGGGTTACAAAGGTGTAGTAAATGTTATCACTGCTGTCAGTAAATAATTGCATTTCACCTCTAGGGACATCTGTGCCGTTATAAACGTAACTTTTGTCAAAAATTTCTGCTCCTTCTTCGTCATGCTTTAGTTGAGTTACTCTAAAATCACCAGAGGAAATACCACAAAGAATAATATTTTTTTGACTGTCAACCGCAAAAGTAGACGATCTGTGAGAGTATGCCGTTGTGTGCGTGTAATTATAAACATAGTAAGCATCCCCACCAGCATTAGAGGCGGCTTGAATTGCTATACGGTTAATACTCATGCCATTGCATCCCCGGCTTGGAAGCCATAGTAGGTTGTGCCACCGTCTGTCGTGTAAAACGCATACACGTCAGTCTCACCACTTGCAGGTGCATCAGGAGCCGTGCCACCAGCCCAATCGACGCTGGCAGGCCATGTAATCGTCACCGTACCAGTAACAGCCACCTTTAGCGTAAAACCAAACGCAGTACCTGATGCTGGTGGGTTGCTGAAAACATAAGTCGTGTTGGATGAAATTGAATGGTTGAACACGTTGCCCGTGTCAAAGTCAAGGGTTGACCCAGTAATCGTCCCAACAGTTTCGTTGTACTTTACCGCTTCAAAATCGGCTGAAACCGTTTGATTTGCAGTGAATGTCTGCGCCACATCTAACTTTGCTGTGTCAGCGTCATAGGCTTGTACGTCTGTGCCAATGGCCAAACCAAGCGCTGTACGGGCGTCTGCCGCAGTCGCCGCACCCGTACCGCCGTTTGCGACTGCAAGCGCACCAGAGGCTGAAAACAAGCCGTCAATGGTGTCTAAATCATTATTAAGTTTGGTTCCCCACGTATCAGCACTAGCGCCGACTTCTGGCTTTACTAAACTCAGGTTTGTGGTTGTGGTATCTGCCATTTTTAATTCCTCATTACTGGGGTCTCAGCCGCCAATGAACGTTCAAAGAGTTGTGCAAAAGCATTTCTGCCAACCATCATCTGGTCAACATTAAATCGAGCAGAACTCAATTTTCGATCAAGGTCTGCAATGTGGTTCGCCAAAAGTTGTTGCTCTGGAGAAAGGCTTTCAAAGTCATACTCAACACCGTCAATGACAACTTTTTTCATTACCACGTACCCTTCCAGACACGTAGTTTATCAAAATCGCCTGACAATAGCTTGCGTTTTATGACATCTTTCATCGCAGGATCACCCCACTTGATGCCAGCTTCCTTTGCCCACATTTCAACAATGTGCATTGGTATTTCGCCTGCTAACCGACTTTCGCCCATTACGCCACCGTTCATATCTTGGATGGCTTTAACGCGGTCTAAGTACGGTTGGTTGTCAAACTGCCGCTGTACGACGAACGTGCCGTCGTGGTTGTCAATAAACTTTTCGCCAATCTTCATTGCATCACCTTTTTATATTTCTGTGAGTCAACAAAAGACTGGGAGCCGTAGCCCCCAGTCGTCACACTACTTAAGAAGTGGTGTTGTCGAAAATACCACCGTTA